CACTGCGATTACGGACGACGCTGCAACAGCAACTGCCGTGTATCCGACTTGGGTTAGTGCTAATACCGGCAACCTGCCACAGAAAGTCACGTCAACTAAATTATCATTTGTTCCATCTACAGGCGCATTTACTGCTACGGGTGGTATCTCGGGAGGTACCTTCTAATGTCACAAGCTGGCTTTACACCAATTCAACTTTACTTAACAACGACCGCGGCGACCGTTCCTTTGGCGGCCAACTTGGCGGCAGGTGAGTTAGCGCTTAACAACAACGACGGCAAGCTCTTTTACAAAGACAGCTCAGGCGTTGTTCAGGTCATTGCTACAAAGGCTACCGCTGCGGGTGTGACATCATTTACCGCCGGTACAACAGGCTTGACGCCTAGCACCGCAACGTCTGGCGCGGTTACCCTTGCCGGCACGCTTGCGATCGCTAACGGCGGTACAGGGCTTACGGCGCTCGGTACGGGCGTGCAGACCGCCTTAGGTCAGGCTGTTACCGGCTCAGGTGCTATCGTGCTTGCGACATCACCCACGCTTGTGACCCCTGCTTTAGGCACCCCAGCATCGGGCGTAGTTACTAACCTGACAGGTACGGCCTCAATCAATATCAACGGTACTGTTGGGGCAACTACAGCTAGTACGGGTGCGTTTACAACTTTATCAGCTACTTCAACCGTAAGCGGGGCAGGGTTTACTGCTTACTTTGCTTCTCCACCGGCAATTGGCTCTACAGCGGCAGGGACAGGTGCTTTTACAACACTTTCTGCATCTTCTACGGTGTCTGGCGCGGGCTTTACTAACTACTTTGCAAGCCCCCCTGCTATTGGTTCAACAGCAGCATCCACAGGCGCATTCACAACACTTTCGTCTGTTGGAACAACTTCTGCCACGGCATTTAAAGTTGCCAACATTACAGAAACTGCAAACATCGTTGCTTCAGCGCCTAGTGCGACTACCAACTTTTATGTTAACGCCGGTGCGGTGCAGTTTTATACGACAAGTGCCGCGAACAACTGGACATTGAACGTTGCATTTTCGTCAGGCACATCTTTAAATACTGCGATGGCGATTGGCGATTCAATCTCTGTAACCATGCTATCGACCCAAGGTGCGACTGCGTACTACAACAGCGCGGTCACGATTGACGGAACTAGCGTGACTCCTAAGTGGCAAGGCGGTACTGCGCCAACGACAGGAAATGTGAGTGGTATTGATATCTACACATATGCAATTATTAAGACTGCATCCGCAACTTACACTGTTTTAGCCTCACAGACTCAGTTCAAATAATCATGCCACGTTTATCTAAACTAGGTGCTGCTTGTGCTGCCGCGTTTGGCTTCACATTGCTAACTACTTCAACCGTTACCGCAACGTATCTTGTTGTGGTCGAGGCGGTGCAGGCGCAGGAGGTTTTTTAACCGGCACAACAACATTAACCACTTCATCATCCTATACAGTTACTGTTGGTGCGGGGGGAACAGGAACTGCGGGCGGCACAACAGCTTCGGCTCAAGGGTCAAATTCACAATTTGGCACAGTAACTGCTGCTGTTGGCGGCGGCGGTGGTGGTACTGTAGCTAATACAAATGGAGGTGCAGGTGGCTCTGGAGGCGGCGGTACAGTAGGCTCAGGAACAGGTGGCGCGGCAACATCAGGACAAGGAAATGCTGGCGGTGCTGGTGGTGCATTTTCAGGAAATTACACCTCCGGCGGCGGCGGTGGTGCAGGCGCGGTAGGTCAAGCAGGTCAAACTAATGCTGGCGGTGCTGGTGGTGCGGGTACAGCATCATCAATTACAGGAACTTCGGTCACTTATGCAGGCGGCGGTGGTGGTCATGCTGACACTAGTGCTGGCGGCGCAGGGGGTGCTGGAGGTGGTGGTGCGGGTGCTTTAGCCGATACAAATGGAACATCAGGTACTGCCAATACTGGCGGCGGCGCGGGTGGTAGTAATCCACCAAACAGATTTGCTTCAGGCGGCTCAGGCATCGTAATCGTCTCATACGCTGGCATACAAATGTTTGGCGGCGGCACAGTCACATCTAGTGGTGGTCAGACCATCCATACGTTTACTTCGTCAGGGACTCTAACGCCTCTGTCTACGTTGAGCGTTAGCTATTTAGTTGTAGCGGGTGGTGGCGGCGGCAAAACAGACAATGGTGGCGGTGGCGGTGCAGGCGGATACTTGGCGTCTACAACGACTATTGACGTTAAATCAAACTATACAATTATTGTTGGCGCGGGCGGTGCGGCAAGCGGTTCTGGAGTTTCGGGCAGTAATTCCGTATTTGCCACGCTTACTGCTATTGGTGGTGGCGGTGGTAGCGGGGTATCTGGGGGTTCTGGTGGCGGTGCTGGTGGCAATTTTGGTTCGGGTGGTGCAGGAACAACAGGTCAAGGTAATGCTGGCGGTTCTGCAACATATCCGGGCGATGGTGGTGGTGGTGGTTCTGGTTCGGCTGGTGCAAACGGTACAGTTACAGGCGGGGGTAACGGAGGTTCAGGAACAACTACTTCTATTTCAGGATCATCAGTTACTTACGCAGGTGGCGGTGGTGGGGGTTCTGTTGGTGGAACAGCGGGTACAGGCGGGTCAGGAATTGGTGGAAATGGAACACCAGACCAAAACACGGGCGGATCTGGTGCGGTTAATACAGGCTCAGGTGGTGGCGGCGGTGGTTATAACCTTGCCGGTCCGGGCGCAGGTGCTGGAGGACCCGGTGGTTCAGGCATCGTAATCATTTCTTACTCCGGTTCGCAACAAATGACAGGCGGTACAGTTACGTCATCAGGTGGCAATACGATTCATACGTTCACTTCTTCTGGGGTGCTTTCGCCAAGCTACGCAATTTCATATTTACTTGTTGCGGGTGGCGGAGGTGGCGGTTCATATGGCTCATCTGCTGCTGGTGGTGGTGGCGGTGCTGGTGGTTATTTGACTTCCACAACTTTATTAGTGCCATCAACCGTTTACACCATTACTGTAGGCGCAGGCGGTGCAGGTGGTACTGGCGCACAAGGAACAAACGGAAATAACTCTGCGTTTACGGGGTTAACGTCTGCTGTTGGTGGTGGTGGGGGTGGGTTTTATTCAACTTCTATAACCGGCAATTCAGGCGGCTCAGGCGGTGGTGGTGCAGGGAATACTACAACGTCATCCGGTGGTGCAGGAACATCTGGTCAGGGCAATGCGGGTGGCGCAGGAACCAACGGAACGCCGTATTCGGCTGGTGGTGGCGGCGGAGCAAATGCTGCGGGTGGTGCGTCAGCATCAGTCGGTGGTACAGGTGGAGCCGGTACAGCATCATCTATTACAGGGTCTAGCGTTACTTATGCTGGCGGTGGAGGGGGCGGTGGCGGTGGTGGTGGTGGCGGTGCAGGCGGGTCGGGCGGCGCAGGAGGCGGCGGAGCCGGTGGAACAAATGCGGCTGGCATTGCAGGAACAACCAATTTAGGCGGTGGCGGTGGTGGTGGTGGCGCAGGAACAACTCCGGGCGGCGGTGCATCTGGCGGTTCAGGTGTTGTCATCCTGTCTATCCCAACTACACGCTACACCGGCATAACCACAGGTTCACCTACGGTTACAACTAGCGGTTCAAACACAATATTGACTTATACGGCATCAGGGAGTTACACAGCATGAGTTATTTTGCAAGAGTACCAACAATTACAAACGGCAAAGGCATTGTTGATAATGTCATTAGTGCTGAACAATCGTTTATCAACTCAGGCGCAGTCGGTGACCCTAGTATGTGGTGGCAAACCTCATACAACACGCATGGGAATGTTCATTACGGTCAAGACGGTCAACCTGATGGCGGTGTAGCGTTAAGAGCAAATTATGCCGGTATTGGCTACACGCTTGATACGACTGTTGTTCAAGATGGCGTAACAGGTGTGTTTTACGCACCTCAACCATACCCATCATGGATTCTAGATACCCAAACTTATTATTGGGAAGCACCTGTGCTATATCCTACAGACGGACAAAATTATGTTTGGGATGAAGCGACTCAATCTTGGGTGCTTGCTCTAGAACAGCCAACAGGGGTTTAAATGAACATCTCAACAGATTTAATTAACGCGGTTTTGAACTACTTGGGTAACCGGCCTTACGTTGAGGTCGTGAACCTAATCACGGCTATTCAGGCCGAGGCTGCAAAGCCAAAAGAGCCCGAGGCTGAATGATGGACTGGCAGAATCTCATCAACGTAGGTGCTGGCATTGGTTTAAGCGTCATGGGTTGGTTTGCTCGCCAGTTATGGGATTCTGTCAAAGAACTAAAGGCTGACATCTCTGATCTCAAATTGCACGTCAGCGATGCCTACGTTAAGAAGTCAGAAATGGACACGCTTAAAACTGAGATGGACAAGCGCTTTGACCGTGTTGAAATGTTGCTCGATCGACTGTTTGATAAACTTGAATCGAAGGTAGATAAATAATGGATCCTATTACCCTACTTGCAGCCCTCGGGCCACTCGCCGTAGACCTTGGCAAAAGCCTAATCGGCAGGTTCATCCAGACCGATGTCTACAAGCCAACCAATATCGCCGAGTACACCCAGATGCGTAACACCGATCTTGAGATGTTCAAGGCGATGAATGCCGCTGGTGGCACTGGTACTACCTACGAGTGGGTTGAGGCCGTGGTGCGCCTCATGCGACCTAGTGTGGGCGCTATTGTGTTGGGGACATGGTCTTACATGATGCTCACAGGTCAAGACAACCCCGCCGTCAACAACTTTGCCTCGGCAGTTGGCTTTTATTTGTTTGGCGACAGAACATTGTTTTACGCACAGAAAAAATGAAACACAATTGGCAACAAGCGTTTGAACAAATGCTCGCCTCAGAAGGCGGCTTCACAGACGATGAGCGTGATAAAGGCAATCAGCTACCGGACGGGCGCAAAGGCTCGACCATGCTTGGCGTGACTCAATACAATTGGGAGCAGCACGTTGGGCATCAAGTTACCCATGACGATATGCGTAAGCTCACTCCTGCGGATGTTGAACCGTTATATAAAAAGAAATATTGGGATGTAGTTCGTGCCGACGAGTTGCCAAGCGGCATTGATTATATGGTTTTTGACATGGGCGTAAACGCCGGCCCGGGTCGCTCGATTAAACTCTTGCAGGCTGCTGTAGGTGTAACCGCCGATGGTGGGCTAGGGCCAATTTCTATGGCAGCTGTGCAGGCGGCTGACCCCGTAAAATTGATTGAGCAATTTAGTCGGAACAAAGAAGCTTTTTATCGTAGCCTTGATTCTTTTCCTGTATACGGCACAGGCTGGCTTAACCGGGTGGCGGCCGTCAAAGTCAAGGCAATCTCGATGCTTGGCTAAATTGTGGTTTTAAATTAGCAGGATAAAGGCTAAAATGTCAATTCAAGCGCTTTGGGATAAAACGCTCTCAAATTTACTTTTGTGGGTGGCGCTATGACCGCAAGCTTTGTTCTAACTTATGACAACTTAGTCACAACGATCGAGCAGTATCTCGAGCGTAATGACGCGGCCGTTGTCTCTCAAATCCCCGTCTTTATCACCTTGGCTGAGTTTGAAATTGCCCAGCAGATTAAGACGCTTGGCCAGATCGAGGTTGCGCAGGGCGTGATGTCGGTGGGCAACCCAATCATTCAGAAGCCCGCCAGATGGCGCAAAACCGTGTCAATGTCGGTCACTTCAAACGGCGCAAAGACACCTGTTTTATTGCGCAAGTACGAGTACCTGACCAACTACAACGCCGAGAGCGCAAACGGCCTGCCACTGTACTACGCAGATTACGACTACGACAACTGGTTTGTGGCACCAGTTCCTGATCAGGCCTATCAATTTGAGGTGCTCGTTTATCAGCGCCTGCAGCCCCTGTCCTCAACGAATCAAACAAACTGGATCACAAACAACGCACCTAACGCGATGCTTTTCGGGGCACTCTTGCAGGCCGTGATCTACCTAAAAGACGACGCACGTCAAATATTTCAACAGAAGTACGACATGGCGATGCAGGCGCTCAAAACCGAGGACGTGACTCGCGTGGGTGACCGCTCAGCAATCGCTGTGGACTCTTAGAGGTAACTATGACCAACACCTACGTCAACCCGATCACGGGCCAGACCATCAACCCGAGCCAGATTGGCTACGAGTCGCTGACCATCTCTGCAAACACGGCGCTTGATTGGCCAATCAACGGCACAATCAACACAAACGTTGTCGCCTCAATCATTCAGGTTACTGCCACTGTCGCTAGCCTGTCTTTAAGCCTGCCCTCTGCGCTGCAGGTAAGCACGGGTCAGAGCGTGTTGATTCAGAACGTTGGTTCAAACCCGTTCACAGTCACAAATATCTCTGGTGCCACAATTGTCTCGATTGCCTCAGGCGTCGCTCAATATATCTTCTTGACGGACAACTCTACAAACAATGGTACTTGGTCTAGCGTTACGTTTGGTGCGGGCACTTCGGCGGCGAACGCCGCGGCCTTGGCGGGATATGGTCTAACGGCAATTAGCACGACGCTTAACCAGCAATATTCTGAAAGCTCAATCTTCTCAAGTGTTTTATTAAACTCAACATACCGCGCTCAGTTCTTAGTCTGGGCGGGCGGGGTGGGCACGATCACACTGCCCACGGCGTCTACGGTTGGCAACGGTTGGTTTGTCATGGTGCGCAACGGCGGCACGGGGATCCTAACCCTTACCCCAAGCGGCACAGACACGATTGACTCGTCCGCCACGCAGCAGCTCCAACTCACTGAGTCGTTGGTCATCGTATCAAACGGCATCAACGGCTACTCCACGTTCGCCTACGGGCGCTCAAACGCATTCGCCTATACCCAATTAGCCAAGACGGTTACGGGCGGCACTACGACCCTCACAGCGGTCGAGTACGCCAACGTCGTACAAGAGTACTACGGTGCGCTCACCTCAAACCAGATTATCGTGCTGCCCTCAACGGTTCAGATCTATTACCTGAACAATCAGACGACTGGCGCGTACTCATTGACTTTCAAGACCTCATCGGTCGGCGCGGCAACGGTGACGGTTGCGCAGGGTCAGACCTTGACGGTTGTTTGTGACGGCACAAACGTCTACAACTCAAGCTCGGCCTCGGGCGGTACGGTCACGACGCTTACAATTAACTCAGGCTCGGCGGCGGCACCCTCGTTGAACTTCTCAGGCAATACGAGTACAGGCGTGTACCAGCCTGCAACGAACCAGATCGGTTTTGCTATCAACGCAGCAAATGCGGCGACGCTCACCGCCACGGGGTTCTTGATCCCGGTAGGTATATCAGGGGGCACGTTTTGACCGCCAAAGTCATCTCGCTAAACATCAAGCCGGGCATCCAGCGCGACGGTACGCAGTTTGATGCGCCTGTCTACGTTGATGGGAAGTGGGTACGTTTTCAGCGTGGCAGGCCGCGTAAGATTGGTGGTTACAAGGGCATCTTTCAGAACGCCTCGGGCATTAGCCGTGGCATGATCTTGAATTCAGCAAACGGCTTGAACTACGTTTACTCGGGCTACAACAACGGCTTGCAGGAGTGGGTGACAGATGATGACGACGGCGTGGGCTCGGGCCCGACCAACATCTCGCTGAGTAACTTTACGGCTGACCCAACCAATTTATGGCAGTTTGACATCGGGTTTGACTCTGGCGGCTCAGGCAATCAGAAACTTATCGCCCACCCAGGGCAGAACCTTACACACATTGATAGCACGCTTAACACACCAGTTTTAGTAGGTAATTTCCCAACAGGCGCGATGAGCCAAGTTGGCATCTTCACGGCCGCGGGCACGATGGTCATTGGCCCACCAAGTGTGTTCACGATCGCTTCTATTAACGCGCTTATTGCAATTGGTCAGACGGTGACGGGCACGGGCGTGCCTGCAAACACAACGGTCACTTTAGTTGCCATTGGCTCAAGCACCACGACCGTGACGCTCTCAAA